GATCCACAAAGAGTGGGTCGATAAGTGGGAATTGCTCCAAGACCAGCGTGACGGAGTCTATGAGAAGATAAATCTCGTCGGAGAATCTCTTTCCTCCGAGGACAAGGACAGACAGAAGCAGTCCGAAAAGAGGAAGAAGATAATCTGGGATAGAAACAAGTTTAGACAGTCGATCAGCATCAAGGAATTCTGGGGAACCGTGCTTGACAATAAGGGAGAGTTGCTACTTCCGAATTCGACATTCACGATTGGTGGAGATCAGTTGATAAGGAAACCTCGTCCAGTCCCGTTCGCCCGTATGCGCTGGCCTGGAACGACGTTCAGTCCGTTCGCACACTTAACGAGATTCTGGGGAAAGGGAATACTCGAAGGGGTGCTCACCCTTTGGTGGTTGCAATGCGGACTCCTTTCGATGCACATGGACGCGCTGAATTGGACGATCAATAAAATCAGAGAAGTGGATCCGTCGATGATGAAGGTCCCTTCCTCGCTTGATGTCATGCCCGGGGCGGTTCTTGAGAGAAAGGCCGGTGCCACTGGCAATATAGTGACAGAGGTTGAGACGAACGACACCAATATCGACGTGTTGCCGAATCTCAACTGGCTCGCAAATGAAATGGAAAATGGGTCCTTCGTTAATCAATTTCTCGCAGGGCAACCTCCCATGAGATCACAGACGAAGGGTGAGGTTGACTCGAAGACAAACATGTCAATGGGCATGTTCGACTCGATCGGAACGGACATCGAGTTTGGTGCGGTTAATGCCTTGTGGGCTGCGATCGAGACCATCGTTTTATACTGGGGCATCTCCGACAAGATCCCCAATGCAGATGTCCTCTTTGATAAATTTCCGCAGGCAAAGTCATTTCTGGAGATGGAGCAGAGTGACAAGATCGAATTCCTCCGGGGAGCTTCAACGATCTCCGTGAGTGGAATCTCTGCACAGTTAAAGAAGGGCGACAGCCTCGACAGGCTCATGGCAATGATGAAGCGTGTCGAAACACCTATGTACGCAAAGTACATAAAGCCCTATGAGTTGATCCAAGAATTCACCGAGCTTATGAGCATCGATAAACCCAAGTGGCTCGTGGATCCGAAGCAGGCAGAAGAGATTGACATGGCATACGCGCAGGCAGCGATGGACATCCCTCCGATGGAGGATCCGAACGCACCGACAGCAAAGAAGCCCGGGGCAAAGGAATCCGGGAATCCGGGAATTGGAGATCTGACACCTGGCCCAGATGCCGGGGTTGAGGAATTGAAATTAGCATAATTAGGAGGATTGAGATGCCGAGGAAACGTTTGATCGATGAGCCAAAGACCGGGATGAAGAAAATGTACTCAAAGAGCCTGGGTGACTTAAAGGGGTTTACATACGTCCACGGAAGTGGGAAATTTACCCTGCCCGACTTCGCGGGTGGTTTTAAAAAGGCCAAGGACTGGGTCGAAGAAAAGGCGAATGAAATCTTCGGCGGGACCAAGGGTAGCGCAGTTGAGAACGCCAAGGATGCGAAGGCCCGGATGGAAGGAAAGAAAACTGAAAAAGACAAACCGGATCTTACCGGCGAAGGCGCATACGAATAAGGAGAACGAAAGATGATCACAGAGAGATTGACCTTTACGACTCACCACGACGAACATGCTGTGAAAACGGATTACCTGGAGTTGTGCCATGGAATCACGCACACGGTCATGGTCACGATCCCGGCGTTCACGGACACTGCCGTAACGGTCGAGATCAAATACTACACCAGTGATGGTGTGTGTATCTGGACACAAACAGGACTCGCTCACAACCAGGTGATCAATTACCCATATGAGTACCCAGTGAGTTGCGGTGCCTATATGACGGTGGATCTTTCCAGTGCACCGGGTGGAGCTGGGGACAACACGGTCTATATCGACGTGTCAAGCGTGAAGAGGTAACAATGTCTTCTGATGTTGACATCATCACTGGTTTTCCCACTGATCCATCAATGGAACAGTTGGAGAAAATTAGGGACAGAACGCGTGCCCTACAGCGGGACATGGATGATGGGGCCGGGACCCAAAAGGCGATGAATTCAAAAGCAGGGAAGGTTTTTAAACTTCACTGTGAAGGTGTACTATACGGTAGGATTAAGGAGATGGTAAAGTCAGACCCTGCTTGCCAGGCGATTTTATCAGTCCTAAATTCTATCGGTGTTCAAACAGAATCCGCGAAGGTTGCGGCGCGGAAGTTAGCAAGTGAGCAACTAAGAGAAGAGCGAGAGTAATCTCATACCTCTTCAAATGCTGCCCTCGGATAGAGGATACCAGCGAAAGGAGCTATCATGGGTAAGGTTTTGACAGACGCAGATTTTGGGATTGACGGAGGAAGACCAGCCGCAACAACGGATAACGACGAGCCCGTCATTGATGCCGGAGACCTCGAAGTAAAGCCGGTTATTGAGGATGGTACGGACCTCGAAGATCTCAACAAGCCAGTAAAGAAAGAGAAGCTGATCGCGGGGAAGTATAAGACTATCCCGGACGCCGAGAGCGGTATTAAGGAAGCCGAGCGCAAAATGCACGAGGCCAACGAACGCGCTGCGAGAGCTGAGGGGAGATTGTCCGCACAAACCGTGAGGAAAGAGCCGGACGTAGATCCTGCCGACGCGATAGCCGACGCGGCTATTGAAGAGATAGGAAAACTTAATCCGGAGGATCCGGAATACCAGAAGAAAACGGCAAGGGTTTGGGCAAGAGCCCAACAGAAGATTGCCGGTCTTACCGTTTCGAGTGCCCGGGAGAGTGACAACTCAAACAGGTCAGTCGAGGAGAGAGTGGTTGGCGCATTGAAGGATGCGAAGCTATCTTCCGACAACGATAAGAAAATCTTCTATTCCATAGCGACTCACGTTCCCGCAGGGATCAGTGAGATTGGGGAACAGATTGCCTGGGTTGTGGAACGCGTCAAAGAAATCAAGGCCGAGGTAGCCAAGGAAGTGGCCGAGGAAATCACTCGGAAGAAAAAAGAAAAAGGCGACCTGAAGGTTCTTGGAAGAAAGAATTCAAAGGTCGATGCAATCGAAGACGACGAAGAAAAAACGCCCATGACCTTGTCGGAACAACTCAAGGCATCGAGGCGTAGAGTCTAAACCTTTAAGGAGGGTTTAACATGGCTGGACAGTTTACTTGGACTTTTGACGCTGCATCCGGTGTTTTCAAGTCTCACCTTCTGAGTGAGAAACTGAGATTCGCAGCGGTAGCTGACACAAAGTTTGTGCAGTTTTGCCGCCCCGAGCCCGGATTTGGAAAGAAGAAAGGCGAGACAGTCACGATCGAAAGGATCAGGAACATGACGGTTCCGACCTCCGCTCTATTGACTGAATCAACCCGAATCCCCGTTGACACCTTTTTGATGTCAACCAGATCCATCACCGTGGCCGAGTACGGTCGCGCGGTGGAATATACCTCCCTTGCGAATGACCTTAGCAAGTGGGACCTGGAGTCACCGATTCAGAGGAAGCTCCGCGAACAAATGAAGTTGGTCATGGACATCGCCGCAGCCGCCGCTTTCAAGACGGCAAAGTTGATCTTCTATCCCACGAGCGCGACTGGTGGGACCTGGCAGACCGACGGACTCACAGTGGGTCACAGCGGCACGAATAACCTGACGGTTGCCCACCTTGGGATCATCAGGGATGCCATGCAGTCAACCTACCACGTTCCTATGTGGGAGGGCGACACATACATGGGTATCGTGTCCACGAAGGGCCTCCGAGGAATCAAGAGCGATCCTGACTTCCTGGCCTGGAGACAATATCTTTCCCCCGGCGACGTGCTTTACAAGTCGGAAGTGGGACAGATCGAGACGATCAGAATGGTCGAGTGCAACTATTCGGCAGCCCTGACATCAGTTGGAACGGGATCCGTTCTTGGTGAGGCAATGATCTTCGGAGAAGACGCGGTCGCAATGATCGAAGTCGAGACTCCTGAGCTTCGAGCTTCAATTCCCGCTGACTTTGGACGTAGCAAGGCAGTGGCGTGGTACGGAGTGCTTGCTTTCGGAACCGTTTGGGATACCGCCAACGACGGCGAAGCAAGAATCGTCAGAGTGACATCAGCATAAGACCCCTTGAAGGAGGAGGAAAGGAAATGAGTTACGCTTCTGATACAAAACGGATCCTCCGGCAGGAGGATATTACGGCTTACGCCCAGTCCTCAACAGATGTCATGGACATCTTTGAAAGCTGCACCTTGATCCGACTGGGGATCTTGATCACAACCGCTGCGAACACAGCCATTACCACAAGCGTGGTGACTCTCGAAGCATATCCCGGAACAACGGGTGGTGCTGCGATCGACTCTGTTCTTGTTCCGACGGCTGGAGCGATTGGCGAGATCTATTATGTTGACGTTACGCCCACGGCCCTTGTGCCTGGAGATCAACTTCTGTGGACTCACTCTGCGAGCGGTAGTACAGTTCGCGGTCAGTGTTTTGCAGTGGTCATCCCCAAGGCCGAGATCCCTGGAAACGAATCCGACATGGTAGAATCCGCATAAGAGGGAGGAAACCAAATGTCTTACGCTTCCGAGACTCGAAGACTTCTTCGGATGGAG